CAATTCTGTAGTCAGGATTGTAAAGAGGAGGCATTAGCTGAATTAGATTCTGGTTCAGACGAGTGCCTGTCATGTCAATAAAAATAAACGATAACACAAGTATTGGTCTTCCGTTACGTAATTTAATTGGTTTGATTGCGGCCATAGTTGTTGGTGCATGGTTTGCATTTGGTGTAATTGAAAGACTAAATAGATTAGAAACTAAAAATCAATTATTTGAAAAAGATTTACTTGAAGCTAGTAAGCAAACTCCAATAGATCAAGAACAATTTATGCTTCTCGAACATATAGCAGAAGGATTAGAAAAATTAACTGAACGTGTTGATGGTATGATGAATAATAGAGTTAATATTGAAAGACTTCAAACAGATGTTGAAAGACTACATATAGATGTGGAGAAATTGAAAGATAGTGTTAGAGCTAACATTGGTAAATTAAATGGAAATCACTAATGGTAGAAACAGTCGTAGCATTAATAATGATGGTTAATAATGAAATAAAAGAATATCGTTTGAAGGCAGATATTTCTGAATGTTTAAAATCTAAAAGAATCGCTGAAAGAAATCGTAGTTATAGCACATCTTATCAATGTATAGTAACAAAAGCAGAGCTTGAAAAGAATATTGATGGTAGTATAAGTATTACAAAAATAATATTGGAATAATGAATCTTTCACGTAATTTTACATTACAAGAATTAATTAAATCGGACACAGCAATCCGTTTAAATATTGATAACAATCCTAATGGCGATCAGATAGATAAGTTAAAACAACTTTGTGAAAATGTACTGCAGCCAGTTCGGGACCAGTTCGGAAGAGTGAAGGTGACTAGCGGATTTAGATCTGTAGAACTTTGTAAAGCAATAGGAAGCTCAGAAAATTCACAGCATGCTAAAGCTGAGGCCGCAGACTTCGAAGTGTTAGGTGTAGATAATGCTGAAGTTGCAGATTGGATAAATAAGTATTTAGAAACAGATCAATTGATTTTAGAATTCTATACGCCAGGCGAACCTAATAGTGGTTGGATTCATGCAAGTTGGATACCGTATCAACCAAGAAGACAGTTTTTACATGCGTATAGAGAAGATAAAAAAATTAAATATAAACCCATAATAGGAAAGGCAGTTGATTTAGTATAATGGCAATCGGTAGAGGACAAATACGACAACAGATAGAAGGCAAATTAAGAGGTGCTAGAGGTGAAAAAAAGAAAAGATTACAGATCAAAAAGAAACCCAATAGCAAAAAACCTAAGGTCTTCAAAATTTAGTTTAAAAGTGGTACAATCAGATAAGTTGTACAACCGCAAAAAGGAGAAGATTTACACTCTCAAAGCGGCCGCTAAAAAGGAGATTATATAATGGCTACCTCAGGAACTACTAGTTTCAACCTGAATATTGATGAAGTCATAGATGAAGGCTATGAAAGATGTGGTCTTTCAACTACATCGGGCTACGATATGCGTTCAGCAAGAAGAAGTTTAGATTTATTATTTGCTGAATGGGGTAATAGAGGTATTCATTTATGGAAAACAGAATTAAATGAAATACTTTTAGTTGCGGGGCAAGCAGAATATACAGTTGATACTGATGTTAATGATGTGCTTGAGGCTTATGTATCATCAACTGCAGCAGCATCAAACAACTCAAATACACAAGATGTTTCAATTACTAAAATTGATAGATCAGCATATGCTGCATTACCTAACAAATTAGCAACTGGACAACCATCACAATATTATGTTGATAGACAAACAACACCTAAAATATATTTATACCAAGCACCAGATTTAAATACTTACACAACTTTAAAATTTTATGTGATTAAAAGAATTGAAGATGCAGGGGCATACACAAATGATGCAGATGTTGCATATAGATTTTTACCGTGCATGTGTGCGGGATTAGCTTATTACATCTCTATGAAAAAAGCACCTCAGTTAGTACAACAAAATAAATTAATTTATGAGGATGAATTGAAAAGAGCGTTAGATGAAGATGGTCAAAGAGCGTCTACATTTATTACTCCACAATCTTTTTATCCTAATGGAGTTTAATTATGCCTAAATTTGCTACAGGTAAAAATGCATTAGCAATATCTGATAGATCAGGTATGGCATTTCCACATAACGAAATGGTAAAAGAGTGGAATGGCTCTTTAGTTCATTACTCTGAGTTTGAACCTAAACATCCACAAATCAGACGTAGAAGAACTGTAGCCGATGCTATTGCATTACAAAATACAAGACCACAAAGATTTCAACAACCTACTAATAGAGATGGTGTTCAAGCAGATTCAGGTGGAGCATCCGTTGGTGTTGCTAATTTAACACTTCCTGGAGATTTTGCTTTTATTAATCAAGGTACATCTGAAATGAAACCTGCAGATCCATCTTTACAAAATAGAAGAAGACAAATGTCTATTCAGTTAAGATCCGTAACAGTGAGTATTACATAATGGCAATTACACATTCAGCTTTTTTAACACAAGTAAGAGATTATACAGAAGTAGGAAGTTCTGTTTTAACAGATCAAATTATTCAAGATTTTATCAGAGCAACCGAACTCGATATTGCGGGTAAAGTTGATTATGATGATTTAAGAAAATACTCAACATCCACATTTACTTCAGGAAGCCGATATGTAAGTTTACCTGCTGATTTAACTATTATGAGATCAGTTCAAGTTATTGACGGATCTACAAGAACATTTCTTGAGAGAAGAGATACAAGTTTTATTTCCGAATATAATAATAATGCTGCTACTGGTTTACCTAAATATTGGGCGAACTGGGATGAGAATAATATATTAGTAGCACCTATACCAAATTCTGCATACACTGTACAAATCAATTACATTACAGATCCACCAGAATTTACATCAACTAATAATACGTTTCTTTCAACATACCAAGAATCAATGTTATTACATGGTGTATTAACTGAAGCTTTTTCTTATTTAAAAGGCCCCATGGATATGTACAATTTGTATAAAACAAAGTATGATGAAGAAGTACAAAATTTTGCTCTTCAACAAATGGGGAGAAGAAGACGTGCAGAATATGATGATGGGGTACCAAGAATTAAGATACCTTCACCATCACCAAATACGTAATTTTATAAGGAGAATAATTATGGCAATAACAACTAATGCAATTTGTAATTCATTTAAAAAACAACTATTAGCTGGTGAACATGATTTTGATTCAGCTGGAGGTGATACATTCAATTTAGCAATGTTTACTTCTGCTGCAACATTAGGTGCATCAACTACAAACTACGCTACATCAAACGAAGTAAGCTCATCTGGTTATACTGCAGGTGGTAAAGCTTTGGTAAACCAAGGTGTTAAAGTATCATCTGGTGTAGCGATTACTGATTTTGCAAATTTATCTTTTACTGGAGTAACTCTTACTGCAAGAGGTGCTTTAATTTATAACACAACTACAAATGGTGGCACAGGTACAACTGATGCAGTAGCTGTTTTAGATTTTGGCGGAGATAAAACTGCAACTTCTGGAACATTTACTATACAATTCCCTGCATTCACAACTTCTGCTGCTATTCTAAGAATTAGCTAAGGAGTTAAAAAATGACAACATCTCCCTGGGGTTCAAATACATGGGGCTTAGAAGCCTGGGGAGAAGGCGCAATTAATGAAACCGTAACCTTTGAAGGTTGGGGTGTTGATTCTTGGGGGAGTGATCCTTGGGGAGAAACCGTTCGTACAACAGATACCATAGCTACTAATATAGGCTCTGTATCAATTAGTATTGATGTACCACAAACAGTAACAGGACAACAATTACAAACAGCTATTGGTGACGAAACAGTAACTGCAGGCGCAGATGTTGATGTTACTGGAATTGAATTAACATCTAATATTGAAAGTGTAACTTTTGAAATAACAGGTAGTGTTGAACTTACAGGACAACAGTTAACAGGAACCGTTGTTACTCCAGATATTGCAGCTGGTGGTAATATCACTGTTAATGCAAGTGAAGATCAATTAGATGCATTAGTTGGTCAAGTAACAGAAGTTATTGAAGTAGGACCTAGTGTAAATGGTATTGCTGCAACATTAAGTATTAATGGAGTTACTACAACTGCAGACGCTAATATATCTTTAACCGGTATTAGTTTAACTTCAGCACTTGGTGATGAAACAGTAGACTTAAATACTCCTGTAGATGTCACTGGCATAGCTATAACTATGGCTATGGGTGAGGAAGATGCAGTTACTGATGTTGATGTATCTGTTACTGGCCAATCAATGACTATGGCTATTGATTCAGTAGATGCAGTATCTATTGCTGAGGTTACAGGACAATCATTATCTGCTAATATAGGAAGTGTTACAATTACTGCTGATGCAGATGTAAGTTTAACAGGTATTTCAATGACTTCTAGCATTGGAACACCAGCGATTACGGCTTGGCAAGAAATTGATCCAGGGGTATCTAATGTATGGACTGAGGTTGATTTAGCAGCTTAATGATAGTAAAATATTAATCTAATAGGAGAATTTTTAAATGGCATCAAGTTATTCAACAGACCTTAAACTGGAGCTAATGGTAACAGGGGAAAACTCTGGTACATGGGGCGATAAAACAAATACAAACTTAAACTTAGTACAACAAGCGATCGCAGGTTATGAAGCTG